CCAGAAACCTTAGACTTTATAGTTACTAAAGTTAATCAAAAAGTAACTAATAATAAATGGGATACATCTTTAGAAACAGTAGCTACTAAGATCATAGATAAAATGAAGCCCACAGATCAAATTAATACTCCTTTATTATTAAATTCACAACTTGGAGCAGCAGGATCATCATCACCATCAGTACTCCCAAGTACAACTGGTATAGTTTATAATGCGGGTCCAAATCCTACAGTATTTCGAAATTTAGATAATAATGATCACTTATATAATATACCACAAGTATCAAAAGGTGGTAAAATAACCGT